ATATTTCAATACTACCGGTGTATATACTATTTTCATAGCTAACTTGTACCTGTTTAATCTTGCTCCTGTTTAGGATATGAGGTTTTATAACTACCCCAGTATTAACATTAGAACGAGCAGGTATAAAATCTTTCACCATCCTAAAGATGGAATTATCAAAAAATTTAATTAGTCTAATAAAATCACCAGTCTGTCTATAAACTTCGAAAGGAGTCTCATCCGAATTGTTATATATACTTCTGTTTTCCTCATCAGTAAATAACTTATCAGCTAAATCATCTAAAAGTTTATAATTACTTACGTAGTTATCTCTTGGATCTCCTATGTAATCATCGTAATCAAAACTGCTACTTATTCTCGTCTGTATTAGGTCGTTTGTAGTATCAGAAATATCGAATCCTACTTCAACAGTATGAGTGTCATCTGAGTATTTATATACTCTATCTATAATAGAGACATGTTGAGATAAAGTACTACCGGAAACTAAACTACCGGTATTATCTAATCTAATTTTATCTAAAGAACTAGTTACGGCTTGTTGAATAGAGAAGTGTCTATACCCATCTATTCCAGTACCTCCAAACTGTTTAATAGTAAGTATATCATCAGGTATACCAAAACAATTAATAAGTGCTCTCAATCCTCTATGAGTACCTTTACCTTTACTTATTAAAGGAAGATTATGATAGATTCTTTTGTATATTTCTTTCTGATAGTTATCAACCGGCATCGGTTGTAAATACTCTAAACCGCTACCTGAGGTAATCGTTCTGTAGGTATTTATTACTTCACTGCCTGATGTATATCCTTCTCCGGTAAAAGCTGAGAAGAGGTTTTCTAAGTTTCTATTACTATTATAGACTTTTACTCCAAAACTCTCTATTGCTTCTCTAACTAAATCTTTAGATATTCCAAAATTTAATCTGTTATCTGCATCGTACTTACTAGAGACAGCTTTGAAGTAAATCCATAAATTATCAAAATGCTGTCCAAGCATATGGATAAACATAATAAGAGGTTCGTTAACACTATCTTCTCTTAGGTAAGTAGGTATAGAGTTTGTTAAGACATCGTAATTTGTTATATCAAAATTAGATGCTGAGATTAACTGTCTTTCAAACCATTGTGTAGCTTCAGGTATATCGCTCTCTATGTTAGTATACGGTGGTGAACTATTACTTTTAGGCCAAGCATGAGAACCACTTTCATAGTAAAGGAATCTATCGTAATGGTCAAAATTACTTACAATACCTGTAATAAGGTTACTATAGTAATCTTTACTTCCAGAACTACCTAGTTTAGTGTACCCAGTTGAATTAATAGTGTTTATGCTATCTTGGTAACTGTCTATTAAATCTAGCTTATATTTAAAGTTCCTTAGTCTTTCTTCTGCAGAACTAAAATGTATAAAATTACTATAATCAGTATGATCAATACTAATTTGTGCACCTTTTTCATTAAAAAGTGAATACAGTTGATAATACGAACTAGTTACTGGGTAGCTAAATAATTCATCTAAATTTAAAAATTCGGTTGGGTTACTGGTGTCTTTTTCTAGTTCAATTTCGAAATTAGGACCTTTTAAAAACGGTACCTTAACTTCTGGTTCTAACTCCTGTACCTGTACATCGAAGGATACTGAATCAGAAACTGTTTCTAATACAGTACATATATCTTTTTTAGATACTGAAGCAGGAAGTGGTTTATAGAGTTTTACTATAACCGACTGGGCGTTCTTATATTCTAAAGTGTTTATATTAATCCCGGTAGCAATAATATTTTTGCCGAAATTAAGTTTAAAGTCTGAAAAGTATGGTTGATTTTCTAATCTATTTCTTACTAATCTTACTCTTTCTATTAAGTCATTATCAGGAATCTCTAAGGTGAGAAGTCGTACTTCTAGTCTATCGGCGGATATTTCTTCAACGTAGTACCTTGGTGGTACTTTTCGCAACTTAAGTAAATCAGTAAAAAAGTTATATACTAACCTTATGTCACCGTTGTTGAAGCCGTTAACTATAGCGTCTTTATGAGGTTCTATTTCTAAGTTAGTTGCTCCTAATTTACCTGCACCAGCAGATCCTAATTCTTGAGTACCTCCTGTATAGTTTAGTTGGGATTTTAATAGTTCACCGTCTAAGGTATAGATATGTAAATCAATGAAATCTTTAGAAGAATCATATGTGTTGTTAACAGAAAAAGGTCCAACAAGTATTGCATCTTTTTCATTCAAAGAAGTCCCGGTTGAGTCTGTTTTAGTTACTATGTGTTTATATTGATTCACTGCTTGCGTCTGCGATTAAGTTAGCGTTCTCTAATCTTGCTTCTAATATCTGTTGATTTGCCTCTAAAAGCTGTTGCCTTAATTCTGCAATTTCATCTAATAGAGGTTGAATATCTGTTAATACATTTTGAATATCTAATAGTTCTCCACTTCTGCTAGTGAGGTACCTATGGGATTTCTCATCTCCTTCTATAGGTATTTCTAGATATAATTCTTCATAATCTTTAAAGAAATCATCTACAGTCTTTATATCACTAGTTTCTTCATTTTGAACAAAACTATTGAAAGATGTATCTACTACTTTACCGTAGTCGTCTTTCTTATATACTGTTTTTTGTATTTTGATTTCGTTAGCCATTCCTTACTACCTTAAATACGTTTCTATTGTCTATAACTACATTACTACCATTAAGAGTAGTTTTGATTAAAATTCTATAATACCTTTCAGGTTGTAAAGTATCCATATAGAAATCGAAGTAGCTGCTTGTATTATCAGCGCTTACTTTAGTAAAATTAGAATCAAAATCAACTATCATTTCATTACTATGTTCATCTTTAATAGCCCAGTACGTATTTTCCGGTAGTTTGTATTCTGTTAAGTATATTGAACCTGTAGAAAAAGATCTGATAGGGTATTTCGGTCTAGCAGATATCCTAAATCTAACAACGTCTGAGTCGACATACTTCTCTTTATGGTTTTTAATGGTTATTGTAGCTATATCTGTTGTAAGTTCAGATAGCGTACTACTGTAGTTAGAATCGTCCCATTTAAACTCAAGGTAGGGAGGGAAAATTGTATTGGTGTCTATTCCAAAATACTGTAATTTACAAGATGAAGTAGTTTCATATTCTAAACTGTCTTGTAACTTAATTACAGTTCCGTAATTATCTATAGAGCCGCTTGATACAGCATCTATAAAAGAAGTTATATCTAAGTCTATATCTAAGTCTGATGTTAAATCAAATGTTTTAGAACCGTCATATACCCCTGTACTATAGTCACATCCTAGATTATTCCAAGTATCATTTTCACCTGCTGTTCTATATCTCCAAGATACCCCTGTAAGGTTTACTGGAGAGTCATCTAATTTACCAAGGCCGTTATCCCATGATTGTGATATCGGATGAGCATTTAAAGTAAATGATTTAGGTATTTCTGAAGCGTGACCTAAATATAAATGTATAGAAGCAGAATAGGGGCCGGATACTTTTGTGCGTAATGCACTATTTAAGTCTCGATCACTAAATTGAATTAGTATCCGGCTTGAGCGTCCTATTCCATCGTCATCAGGGTATGAACGAATTTCTAATATCTCATCTTTACCGGCATTAGGGTATTGCCCTGCTGCAGTTGGTTTAGACCAGATGGTTGTGTCTTTTTCAGGATATATTCTATATATTGCCATTTTATAAAGTTGTTACTCTCCCTTCAATATCTTGATTAGGGTATTTTACTTCAAAGCAGCAAGGATCAAATGATGGATATAATACATTTTCTCTTGTTGCGCCATTAACATCGTAGCCATACTGTGTATATCTTGGGCCTGTTTTATTTACTATCTCTACCTTTTTCACAGTCTGTACTCCTTTAACTCTGTCTAAGATAGTGTATAAAGAAGAAATATTAATGGGTTGATTAATAGTTAATTTATCTCTAGAAAAAGCTTCTTTCAGCTTTTCAGTACAGCTTAATAAGACATCTCTTGACTGATAGTTAGGTAGTGCAACTATTTCAAACTTAACTCCAATGTTTACTACAAACGCATCTTTAATATCTACTGCGTCAGTAAGCATCATAAATTGGGATAAGTATGTCTTAAGGTTATTTTTTAAAGTTTCACTTGCATTAACTAAATGTCCATTAAAGTCGTAAGCTAGAACATAAAGAGATAATGCAAGTCTATTATCACTTAATACTGTTTGTGTACTTCTTGTTGAGCTATCTTGAGTAACGTATACCTTAGCTATAGAACCTAACTTAGCTGGTAGTGATAGTGATCTAATTGTGTAATCTTGTAGAGTTACAGTACGTTGCTGTTCTGCAAAAGATCTTAAAGCGTTTTCTCTTATTTCTTGAACTGTATCTCCATCTCTACCTCCAAGTGCTGGTTGAGGGTTATTGAAAGCTAGTGTAGCTACTTTCGATGAATCTGTGGCTATAGTATTAACTGCATCAATACTTGTAATGGTATTAGCAGGAGCATTAGCAGAGACTCCCCCTCCTATTAAGTACCTTACAGTTAAGGTAGTATTAGAGGGAGCTAAACCGTAGGATTTACTAAATAAAAAGTTAGATGGGTCGTAAGCCCAGTCTAATCTTTTGGTACCTTGTTCTGTTCCGTATCCAACAAGAGTAGGGTTAGGTAAAAATTCTACATCATCTTCTGAACTTACTCCGGCTCCAAATTGTAACTGGAGAACGCCTTTAGATGTAAACCTAGATACAAATCTTCTAGCTACTTTTTTAAGTTTTAAAATATTAGGAGCTTGTCCTTTATCTTGATTTGTATTAACTTCATCAACAAAGATTGTATCTTGACCTAAAAACGGTACTTCATACCATATGTTTCCATCACTATCTGTAACATCTAATACCCCTACTATATTATCATCAGTAAGTGTGAGGGTAGCAAATTTATCTGAGGTTGTGTAAGTTTCTGTTGTGGTTTTAATTTTTGCAGAATATGCTCCTACTTTCTTTTTTAGTAAGTATTCAGAAGGTTGGTCATTTGTCAGGGTAGCTACAGTAATTTCTGTAGGATCATAAGAACTTGAAAAATTAAAATCTACTTTATCTTCCAGTAAAAATACTTGCTGTCCTTGTGCAGTTGACTTTACTGTGCTATTTTCGGATACGGTAATAGCTTGGTCTAAATCAGGTTTAAATTCTATACCTGTTGCATCTACTAATTGAGTGACTTCAAGTTCAGTTTGTGCTACAGTTGTAACTTTTGGCTTATACCCCATCATATATGCTAACGCATATAAGTTAGCAGGGTTTTTAGCATGCTGTAGGAATGTTTCTTGTAGTTGGTTGTCTTGGTAGAAAGATAATACATCTCCTACATACGCAGCCATCTCTATAAACATCATTCCAGGAGTAGATGGTCCGAAATCATTATAAGCATCAGGAAAATATGCTTTTGCATATTCTATTAATTGTGATTTAAAATCATCAAAATTCCTATTGATATATTTTATGTCTCTAGTCTCTGCCATTACTGTGCTATATTAATTAAAAGTTCATCTGTGATATTAGAATTAGCAATACTGTATGACAGGTAAAATTTTATAAGGTTGTTATCTGTATCAGATTCTATTAATATTTTGTTAGCCTTAACTCTGGGGAAATATACCTCTAAAGCATTTTTTACTAAGCTTTGAATTTCTCCTTCTAAATCACTATTAATATTCTCAAAAAGCTTTTCTCTTAAAGTAGAGCCAAAAGATGGGTTTAAGTATCTTTCACCTTTATTAGTTAAAAGGTAATTTATTAAACTAGTTTTTATTGAATCTTTAGTTTGAAAGTTAGACTTAAACACGCTTTTATTCGAGAAAGGTATCTCTATTCCTACAGCTTTGCGGGGCTGTAAATCTAATGGGTCTATCTGTTTAACTTCAAATGCCATTTTATCCTAATCTATTTTTATCTTTTTGGTATGATGCATCAAGAACTGATTTAGCTTTAGAGACAAAGTCTAGTTTAGAAATATCTAATCCTGGTTGTGGTCCTGTCATTCCCATATTGCTAGCCATAGAGGATGCAAGATTAGGAGCTGTTGGCGGTTGAGAGTTAGTAATATTTTTAAATTCTTCAGATGACATTTGATTCGCTGTCATATTTAACATTTCCTCTAAAGGTACTGTCCCTGTATTCATTTTACCTGTAGACCAAGATCTTTTTAAATCTTTTTGAACTACTGGTTTATATTCGTTGGACTTCTGTATTTTAGGAGTAGGTTGAGATGCATAACGTACTGCCTCGTTCATTACGTCTTGTAACTCCTCCTTAACAGCTGCCCGTACTTCTTCTCTAATAATATTCCTGAGTTGATCGAGTTTCATATATATAAATAGTTTAATTAAGAAAGTTGATTGTCTATTCTGAACTTTATTTCATCTAAAAGTACTTCTTTCGAAGAACTAAATGAAGAAGGTCCTTTTAATTCCTGTTTTCCATCTTTAATAGCTACGGCAAAATGCCTTGGTGCTAGTTTTGGAGAGGCAGGGTCTCTTATTATTTTTAATAAATATCCTCTATATGTGAGATCTGAGTTTAGTAATTCTTCATCTTTTTTAGTTACTATACCAGATGATATATCTTCTAAATCTCTCTTTAAGGTTTCTAATACTTCTACAGATACTCCTACATCGTTTGCTAAAGCATCTCCTGCAAATACTAATTTATCTGAGATATTAGTAAGTGCAGAATTTAGTTCAGCTAACGCTTGGCTAGCGCCAGTAATACCGCCAGGTTTTAAAGAGGTAGGCGATACTAACTTTACAGTTAAAGCAGTATTACCGTTTGCATCTAATAAAGTGTTATTACTATTAAGATCAGATAAAGTGGTGTTACTGTTTGCATCTGATAAAGTGGTGTTACTGTTTGCATCTGATAAAGTGGTGTTACTATTAGGATCTAAATCTTTATCTTTACTAATAAATACAGCGAACTGATTACCTGTTATATCTATGGATTCTCCTGTCTCTGATTTAAAAGTACCGGGCGGGAGTAATCTATATGCATCTCCTTTAGATACGCCGGCAGCGATAGGGTTCTTCAACATACTAAATACTCCAGCTATAGTACTAGTACCTTTCATAACCACTGCTATACCTAGAGTGTTTGATAGATCAAGTTTTAACTGTTCTGATGCTGGTCTAGTATTTGCTTTTTCTAGTACTTTAGATCCTAGAGTTTCAGTTATTAAATCTCCATTTGAATCTATTAGTCCTAGTACAGCTGCTTGTTCAATTGTTAAATTACTCTTTATAGCTTGGTTTACTTTACAAGCTTTGATAGGAGCTTGCAATGCCTTAATCTGTCTAGATATTTCTTGAATAGTTCCTTCTGATGAGCCTACTGTACTTTCTATTGCATTAGCAGTTAGTTCAAATGACGCAGCCATTTCCTTTAACATATTACATAAGTCGTAAAACTTTAGTGTAACTGAAACAGGAAGACCTGGTGGCCCGACATAGACGTGGGGAAATGCTTGTGGTATTGCAATACTTAATATAGTCTTAACTGCTGCTCTTATACCGGCTACAGGAGCTTTTAATCCTATAGGTAAAGCTTTGAATATAGCGAGTTGTCCAGATAAGGTACCGCTTAGAGCGCTTAACTGTCCTACTTGACTAGATACCTTAGCAAGTTCAGCAGGCGGTAGACATCCTTTAGCTCTCATTTTATTTGTAGCAGCAGTAACTACTGTTATTCCTTTTGAGACTGCGATACCAGAAGATTTACCTATAGTGCTTGCTATAGCTTCTTGTATCATTGGCGGTTTAAATACTTCGTATGGCATATTACTCTGTAAATACTTTAAGTGAGTCTAAATCATCTATTGCTTTCTTAATCTGACCTAACGGTGCGCCCATTGAGGCTCCGTGAGATTTAATCTGTGATAATCCTCCAGCAGATGATCCAGCTGGTACTACAGCGGCTAGGGCTTTACCTAGTCTTTCTAATTCATTTACTAATTCTTTCATCCATGCTTGGGTAGTTGCGCCTAGTAATACAGGTTCTCTCTCTCCGAAAGCTTCAGTTCCTAAGTATACTTTAGTAGCATCTACTGCAACATAATCTTCTCCGTCCCAGCTGATAGTTTTAGCGTTACCTCCTATAGCTTCAGTCCCTGACAGTAATATGCTTTCTTCTTTGGCGTTGAAAAATAATCTACCTGCATTAATTATTACTTGAGAGCCTTGATAAGTATCTGCTTTATCAGGTTCAGAACTCCATGCATCTCTTTTTTCGTTAGCTTGAGTAAGTTCAACTATATGATCTTCAACCATGTATATTGAAGCTGGGTCGTCATCTATATTCTCTACAACTGTAGCATTAGGAGATGCTCCTACCTTCCCGTTACTGATTATAGTAATAGCTTTTTGATCGTTGTTTTCAACAAACATTTTATCGTGATCTACTCCTGTAAATCTGACTGTTTGCCCTTGTCTACCTTCTATTATTAAGTCTCCTTGAAAAGGCTGTAAAGGACCTACGTTAGATTTATCTTCGAAATTATAACCTAAATCTTCTAAACCTTGTTTAGTGTCAGGGAAGGGGTTAACATGAGGGTTATTCCAAATATTAACTATTGTAGTGTAATATGGTCTTGTATTATTAACGTTAGAGCCATCTCTATCTAATGCTGGTGCTGATGTTATTAATACTATCTCATTCAGTAAAGGGAAGTTTTTTATGTTTGTACTTATTGGGTAGGCTACATCTAGTAAAGTAGGATCACTTTCATCTTGGTATTCACCTATTACTCTATACTTAATAGCTCCTAAAGCCTCCATTTGACCATACTTTTCCCATTCTTCATGTGTATCGTCTAATATGATATCAACAACTCTTACGGGAATAATCTGAGTAATAAAAGGGGTACTATTATTAGTACCTACTAAAAATTTATCTAAACCTGAGTTGAAATCAACCATTATTCTTCGTCTCTCTCTTTTATTTGTTCTACTTCGGATTTTACTTCTTCACTGTTTTCTAATAGACTAGCAAGTTCGGAAGGGTCCCACATCTCTCCATCGCTACCTTTAGCTTGAGCTGATTCTATGCGTTGAATAATAGCTGCCATCTTAATTAGTGCTTCATCGTTCTTAACTCCTATCTCCATATATTCCTTTATCATAGGGACAATAAGAGTAGCGTCTCCAATGTTTTCTATAAGGGGTTTCAATTCTCCTATAAGGGACTTTATCTGACTTTTAGTAGTGTGTTGATTTTCGTGTATCTCTCCAAAAATATCAGATAGAGTTTTATCCTTAAAAATTACTTTATCTAATGCCATCGTTGTATTTTTATATAAATATCTTAATTAGAATTTATATCGAAGTGTCCTAAGTCATATTTACGTTGGTACTTATCGTAAAAGAGAGTCTTTAACTTAGAAATCACTCTAGTTAAGTGAGGAGTTTCACAATCCGTCATTTCTCTAATATAGATATACAAAGCTTTTTTCTTAAAGATCTCTATATCATTTCTAGTTTTAAAGATAGTTAGTACTGCGTCAGCAATTTTTAATTCATTAGGTTTAGTAAAGAGGGTATCGATTTTACTGTACATTTCAGTTACCCAATCATCAACAAAGTTACTTAATTTAATTTCGAATCCTTCTCTATAATATTCACCAGGTAGGTACGATTCTTCCATTTCATCGAAAGAACCTACTTGCTTTAGTTTTTTATAGTTTTTATTTGTATAATTAATTAACCACCTTTTGACAATAGTACCAAAATATGAGTAAGCTTTTGCTCCATTAGTAGGGTCAAACTTACTTATCTTCTCCTCTAATAAAACAGAAACAATCTCATGTTTGAGATCTTCTATCTGTTCTACATCTGTATGGTAGAATTTAAATGTATGAATTATATTTTCTGCTAGTTTGTAGAAAGGAAGGTATATATGATTTGTAAAAATTTTATTTCTGTACTCTTGATCTTCTGATGTATTGTATAGAACTATATAATCTTCTGTTTCTTTTGTAAAGTAATTAGCTTTGCTTCTCTTTCTTGCCATAGTTTTCTGGGAGCATATATCGGTCTAGCTCTTTTTGTACTTCTTTCATTTGTTCAAAAAAATAACCGACCTCATCATCCGATTGAAATACTCCTTTTTCATCAAGGCTTTTGAGGTGTTTTTGTGACTCACTTATTATAAGAGAAATGTTTTGAAGATACTTGGTTTGATCCAAGGTAATATCCTCATACTTCTCAATTTTTACTAATGAATTTCGTATTGCAATTAGCAGTACTACTGTAAAGATAGAAAGAATTATGATAGTAACCAACATATTTTATAGATTTTTTAGTATATTATTAAGACCTTCTGAAGATTTTACGACTTTTCCTGTAGAAGTATTAGTTTTTTTATTCTTTGGTGCGGAATTACCGCCATTTCTTTTCCATATATCATACTCTACCTTAGAGGCTAAGAAGTCTGCAGTATGTAATATTGAGATGATCGATGTTTTCTGTCTAGATGACTCAACATGACTGAAGAAGTAAGCTTTATTAGCATCATCAAACACTCCATCGTGACATCTAATAGCTAAAAACTCTTTTTGACTCACTTTGATACCAAACTTCTGTAAAATAAACAATGAACGGTCTGGGATTAGCATAAAATCAAGATCTGGATTGTAGGTATACATCTCTGATAGTTTATCTTGACGCCATTTATCAGTCTGAGGAATATAGTTTGGTCTATCTCCATCACCCATTTTACCTAAATCATGGAATAATGCAGCAAAGACAAGCTCTTCTTCAGTAAAATCAACTTCTCCTCCCATTTCAGCGTATATCTTCATTTGTTTTATAGCAAACTCCACAACTCTATTAACATGATCTACATATCCCCCAGGAAATGCATTATGGTACCATGTCTTACCACTAGCAGGAGCCATAATATACATATCTTCCATATGTTTAATCATAGATTTAACCGATTCCTTACGTTCAGTTAGGTAGTGATCTATAATTTTTATATGTTTAGTATAATTTTTTTGTATTTGTTCTGCTTGTAACATAGAATAACCTTTTTTTAGTTAATATTTATATATATTTATATAAGTATATATTTATTTTAATTATTATAATTTATTTATTTAAAAATATTTTATTTATATCTTATTATTTTAATAATATATTGAAGATATAGAAAAAAATTTGGAATATCAACTATTCAATGATAAATTTTTCAACAAATCCATCTTTTGTTAGATTTTCACCGATATCCCACTTAACTTTCATAAAAATACTGATGGTATCACCTATCATACTAGGAGGAAAGGGGCCAACTGTACGTCTTGTGGTAAACTCACCATCTTCCTGTTCCGAAAAGAATATCTCTGTGTTTTGTACCACTGGAACTATAGTACCTTCGAATTGATCTAGGTAAATAGTAGTATTTTCATAGGGAATAGGTGTTCCACCATAAGTCCATAACCCTAACCACGGTTGATACAGGTTAATAGTAAACGCAATTGAATCCTCCAATACAAAATACGAATCGGTATCAAATTGAGCTCTAACTACAGGTACATTATTGTAGTGATATTGAGGAGATGTTTGATCTGCTACCACATCTACCGTAAAGTAAGGGTAGTAATCACTCGTCCAATCTAGTTCTGCATGGTAATAACCATTACTATCCCTATAGAAGGTTGATTCTATATAAGCATTACAATCACCAAACATGCAAGGGGGTGCGACAGGCTCTCTCTCACAAGAAGAAAGGGTTAGTATAATTAACAAAAACACCGCCGCGCGCAAACGCGCGAGTTGTCCCGCGATTTTCTTGAAAAGTTTAGGAGCAAGTATTTTTATAAGTAATCCGGTAGGGTTATTTGATAGAACTAACCGTGTATCTCTTCTAATTGCTTTCATCTTCGGTGATTACGTATGGTTTACCTATTTTATTTATTACAGCCTTAGCCTGTTCTACAGTAACATTGAAAAACTCCTTCTTATTATTTACCCTAAAGCCTTCCTCTTGAAGGTAGTGGTGTATCTCTTGTTCTAGATCATGGGCGTTGAAGCATGGGTAGGTATACTCAACAGTAAAGTCGATCGGTACCCCGGTAGCGCTATTGATTTGTTTAGCTCTATCAGAGGGTTTATTCTTAGTAAAGCCAATCTTA